GGTACATTCTCTGTTCCTGATAACTATTTCATTGATGGTAACACTGTAAGATTCTCAGATACTACTGGATTATCAAATAACGTTGATACTACAACAACATACTTTATTGTTAATTCAACTGGTCTTGCTGGCGGTACATTCCAGATTGCTTCTACTGAAGGTGGTACACCAATCGTTGTTTCTGGTACTCCTGGAACTGCAACTGGTATCACATTACAGAATACCTTAGTTGATACTGGATCTGGTACTACAACATGGACTTCAAACCCAGTTGATGCTGCATACACTAATCTACCTGTTAATAATATAAAAGGTATTGAGATTGGTGACGTTCTTCTCATCAATAATGAGTTAGTTCAAGTTGTATCCCCAGGTGCTGATGCTACAACTAGACTTGTTAAAGTTACTAGAGGTTTTGATTGCACAACTGTTGCACAACATAATGATAATAGTCCTATCGTTAAACTTGGTAAGTCTGCAGCTGCAACTCATCTAATCGGTAGAGTACCACAAAACAGTAATACTATTGCTATACAACAGATTGTTGATGTAACTGATGTAATTGAAGTTCAACTTGGAGAACTAGAAGAAGGTGATGCATTTACATTTGGTAATGCTGGTAGTATCACTGGTATAGACACAACTACAACATACTTTGTTGTTAATGCAGTTGATGATACTCCTAATAGTATCACTAGATTTAATGTTTCTCTTGACCCAGGGGGTGCAGCGTTACCTCTTGCAGGAACTGCAGGTAGTGCAAGTATTACATTTAGTGATACTCTTGTCGCACTGTCTGAATTTGGTGGACAATTCAAGGTCAATGATTATCTAAGAATAAGTGCTGGATCTTCTTGCCCCTCTGGTGAATTTGTGCAGATTACTGCAGTTAACGATACTAACTCTGAGAAGTTTATTGTTAATAACGGTGCTAATCAAGATAGATTCATTATTGATTCTGTATTTGGTGGTGTTGACTCTACAATACTTGGTACTCAAGACTTCACAGTTAACCTTACATCTGATGCTGCGACAAATCCAACTGATAACCAGTTCAAGATTGTTAATGGTCAACCTATTGCTAACACAAGACTCACAATCAATAGTGACGGTGAACTAAATGTTGTTGGTAATGGTAGTGAAACCAATCCAAAAGCAAGAATTGATAAAGATGGTAACCAATGGTTAGCAGGTAATTTAAGAATTACTTCACAGGGTGATAAAGTTCCTTCTGTAGATGATGCAGAGATGGCGTTATATGTTAATGCTACATCTGGTAATACTGAGATTGCTGGTTCTCTATCAATCGACGATGACTTTAACGTATTCAGTGGAACAACTGGAGTTCAGTTTGGTTCTACTGATACATCTAAATTCCAAGTTGATGCAGGAACTGGTGATACAAGAATTGGTGTTGCTGGTTCTCCACTAGGTGATGGTGATTTAACAGTCAATGGTGGTCATGTTAACATTGTTAGCACATCTACTACAACGCCAAGTGCTACAGATTACGCCCTTAATATTACTAATCTTGGTAATAGTGGAGATAGAAACTTTAGGATTCGTCAAGATGCTTCTGTTGATGCATTCGGCAACACTAATTTCTATAACAGAAACGGTGGTCGTAGATGGGACTTCATCAATGCTGATACAACATTAAATAGTGGTAGAAACTACATCATTGCTGTAACAGCGACTACTGTTCTAACTTTACCAAGTGATGCTGAGACAGGAGATATGATTAGATTTGTTGAAGTTTCTGGATCATTATCCTATCAAACTTCACTAATTGTTCGTGCTCCTCAGAGTGTTGCAATCATGGGTGATACCACTGGAACTAATGCGGGTGGTCTTGCTTCAGCATACGCAGGTGGTGAACTAATCATTCAGACTAGAAATGCTGGATTTGGATTAGTTTACATGGGATCAAATGATGGTAGTGGTGCAGTAATTCCTCCAACATTCCGTGGTTGGTGGTTAACAGAGATCTAATTACATGGCTTCTAATTACGAAACACAAAGAAAAATGCGTGCTGCTCAAGTCGGCACGATTATGCCTTGGGTAGGAGATAATTCTTCTAAACCCGATGGGTGGTTGGAGTGTAACGGACAAACAATAGAAGCTGTTGATTATCCTATTCTTGCTTCAGTTATTGGTAATACATATGGTCCTGCTAATGGACTTAATAATAGAACATATGGCAATTATTTACTCGGTGATCAGTTTAAATTACCATCATTAAATGGTAGAGTTTTAACTGATTATGAACCAAGTTTAGTTAACGTAGCTAACTTGCAGATGGGACAAACATATGCCAGTGGTGCAGTTGGTGGTTTAATTACTCTTGAAGGTGAAACTGATATCACCCGTACACAACAGACTGTTAATATAACCAGTAATACTTCTCAACTTGTTCTTGGATCTGGTGTAACGGGTGTAGGATTACAATTAACTGTCGATTGTGATGTTAATGGGCGTGTTGGCGTATCTAATGTTGTTGATAAGGGCAGTGGATTTTCTACAGGAGATAAATTAACAATCCCAGCATCTGTATTCTCTGGAAATGATGATATAGTTCTTCAAGTTGCATGGGTATTACCTTCTGTTGCTGATGTACTTACACCAACAGGAGCAGGACAAACAGTATTAATTGATGGTGATGGATCTACTGTCTCTCCACCAACAGCATTAAATGCTACTGCTGATTTGAATTTTGTTGTGACTGATTCTCAGAACATGACTGCACAGATTAGAAATTTTAGTGTTAATCCTCCAGCATATTTTAAAAGTTATTATAGTATTCCTAGAAAATTAAGTAAGGATCATATGCCTGCACATAGGCATTCAGGACCTGATGGAACAGGAGCAGGATATTCACTTGCAAGTCCTGATGCAGGTTATGTTGAAGGATTTCAATGTCCTGTAGTTCAAGCTGCTGTTGAAGGTAATCAAAAAGAAAGGAAACTTGCTGATGGTGCTGGTGGTGATCAGGATAGTGTAAATCCTGGTACCATGTTGGTTACATATTTTGAAGAGGGAGTTACTCTCGTACCTACAATTCAAGCTACAAAAAATAATGTTGCTGTTGTTGGTCAACATATTGGAATGCCTGCATGGACTGGTCCTATTCCTAGAGCATTAAACGGCACATTTCCTAACGAATGTAACTATCGTGAATCTTCTCAGTCAGGTTTTTTTGCAAATAAAAAGAACTGGTATGGTAATCAGACTGCTGATCAGATAAATCAAGCTGCTGGTGTATCTCAAACATATCCTACTACATTGAATCATACTAAAGAAGAGATGACTGGAAATGATTCAATCAATTCACATAACCATTATTCATTTGAAATTGTTATGAATGCTGGTTATGTTAGACCTCCTACAATTGTTCCAGTTGATAACATCCAAGTTCAAAGTAATTTAACTGGATCTCCAACCAACGTTGGTGTGCAAAATATCCCGTCAGCACTAAATATTAACGTGGATGTTAAAACTCCTGCATTGTCTATGATGTACCTAATTAGAGCATACTAATGAAGTTTTTAACAAGGGAAAGATCAAAATTAGGAACTGGTCCTGGGACTATTATTCAGTGGGCTTTGCCTGTTCAAGATCAAGATCCAGATGGTTCTACAAACGTCGTGGATTTACCAGCAGGATATCTTAAATGTGATGGTTCAATCTATACGTCAAGACAATATCCCGAACTAGCACGTATTCTTGGTACAGGTACTGCAAGCATTTATAAAAAAACAGATACAACATTATTAGACGATCAGTTTCAAGTTCCAGACATGGGATCTAAACATATTGAAGCATCTGTTAATTCTAACGTTGGTACATATAGAAATATTCAAAAAATTACTGCTAATTCTACTATCACTAAAGCAGGTGTTGGTGTAGAAATTACATCAAATGTAGGTAATTCAGCAAGCGTTGGATTTAATGGTGTGTTTACCGTACCTTCTCAAACTTTTGCTTTAAATGGTAATGTAGGGTGGACCGTACCAACCAACACAGAAGAAGAACAAGTACAGGCACAGGCATTTGGTCCTCACATGCATTATTCTTCCACTGCTCGTGTTGCTATTAAAGAAGACCCAGGAAGTCCTGCAGGTGCTTACGGAAATACATCTAGACCATATTACGAGAGACCTGCTGACGCAACGACTCCTAATCCAGATTGTAATGCTGTTATGAATTCATATTATCAAAACAGAGACGGGAGTAATGCTACCAGAGGACCAAATAATTGTAATTCAACATGTGGTAATTTCGGTAATCATTGGATAGGTACTTATAGGGGTTATGACTCTGGTTGGCCACCACAAAAAACTCTTGTAACTAAAGATCATAACAGTTGGCCAAATGTTATCACAGTTACTATTGGTACTCTAAGACCATATGATCTTACTCCTAAATCAGGTAATTTTGCATATCCACTTTGCAGAAATACTGAAGAAACAGTGGCGTCTCCTCCAGGATCTGAGACTGTAAACTTAACACAACACTCTCATAGAATTGAGAAAGAAATTGGTGATACTAATTTTAATGCTACAACTGAAGTAGAAACTATTAGACCAGATGCACTACAAGCAAGTGTAAATATAAGAACAGATACTGATACAAAGTTTGATGATATTGTATCTCCCTATATCGTTATGGAATTCCTAATTAAGTATTAAAATGCCTGTAAGATTAGAACACAAATATAATCACCATTATAGTGATATGCATGATGATAGTGGAATGCCTATTGGTACTATCATGTGTGTTTTTGTGGATACTAATGGAAATAATCCTGTTGATGTTGCTAATAACTATCCTGGCTGGTTATACTGTGATGGAGCACAACATAGTGTTAATGATTATCCAATGTTATATGATATAATTGGAGATAAGTATGGTGGTACAAATCCCAGCACAGTTACATTATCTGATTGGGGTAATCCTGCTGGTACAGTACAAAATGCTGTATTTAATGTACCTGATATTAGAATGAAAAGAGTTGTAGGTCCTGGTGGTGTGGACGGTTCTGGATCTATTACACCTGATGATGCACAGATGAACGTTGGTGATGTTGGTGGTGAGTGGTATATTTCAAGAGCTAGACAAAACGAAGAATATGGTGTAGGATCAGTAAGGGTAACAGGTTACAATGATTGTATTGGATTTGTTGGAGGCACACTAGGAGGAACTGCAGAAATTACTATTGGTCCATTGCAACCAAGAATTATTAACGGTCCACCTCCACATGGTCATACTCTTTTAACTTCTGAAAGAGATCAACGTAATGGTGGTGATAATGGTCTTCCTTATGATGGTGAAAAGTCTCCAAACTATATCACTAACTTAGGACCAATTGCTCAGTGGGATCCAACAGGGGGAACACAAGCAGAACATACTCACTACTTATCAGAATATTCTCCTAACAGAGTAGGTTCTAATCCACAGTATTCCTATTGTAAGTCAGAACCTTATTATTCTGCAGCAGAAGCAGATGCATATACAAATGCTTATGGTGCTACAAAAGTAAATGATGGTGCTACAAATGATAGAGGACAAACAGTAACTATGTTTGAATCTCAAGCATTAACTGGTGCTAATGCAATTACTCCTGCACAGGCAGGTATGTCTCTTAATGAGGGAACAATTACAATGACCCCTGGAGAACAATTAAGTGTAACTGCAGGGATTATTCCACAAACTGCTGTTCCACTTGTACTAAAATACTTTAGAGTAAAATACTTAATTAAAGCTTGGTAATATTATGGCGATAACAACTCCTGGATCATCGAATTTTAATGAGATGGTCACTCCTATCATTCCTATTAATATGATGGGTGGGAAGGCAGAATATAATGATTTCATTGCTGTTTATAAAAACTT